CTTATCTAAATTTGGCGTAGAACAAAGAGATACAATGACAATGTCTGTTGCTAGATGGACATTCGAACATGAGGTTATTAATAAAAGCACAGTAGATAATCTATACAGGCCTCGAGAAGGTGATGTTATATACTTCCCATTAAATAAGAAATTATATACTATTAACTTTGTAGAACATGAACCAGTGTTCTATCAAATGGGCGCCTTACAATTCTATGAATTAAGTTTAGATATGTTCGAGTACAGTGGAGAAAGATTTAACACTGGGTTAGAAGATATAGATAAACTACAGACAAAAAGATCAACCGATATATGGATGCAGTCTCAACTCCTTATGGATAATGATAGAGACCCAACTCAGACATCATTAGGATATGATGATGTACCATTACCACTTCATATAGAGACTGGCGAGAGAATATTATTAAGTGGATACGAAGATACAGAAGTTGATGTAGATGATGTTACGGATAGTGAAGACACATATATTGAACAACAAGCAGATAACTTCATTGACTTTAGTGACGCAGATCCATTCAGTGAAGGCGGGAGCTTCTAATGTTTGGTCATAAGTTTTATCATCAATCGTTAAGAAAGTATATCATATTAATGGGTACGCTTTTTAATGACATTTATATAGAAAGAAAGAACAGCTCTGGAAATATTATCCAGACTATTAAATGTCCTTTAACATATGCACCTAGAGAAAAGGTGACAGCAAGGTTAGAACAGAATCCTAGTCTAACAGAACAACAATCAATATTACTTCCTAGAATATCTTTTGAGATGACTACATTAATGTATGATCCAGCTAGGAAGTTAAACACAATGAACACATGGAAGAAAGATCCAGGAGATGCAGCTACTGGTGCAAAGATAAAACATATGTACCAACCAGTACCATATGATATATCTTTTGATCTTAATTTGTATACAAGGTATGCAGAAGATGCTACTCAAATATTAGAACAGATCTTGCCTTTCTTCACACCAGAATTTACAGCAACAATTGATTTAGTATCTGAAATGGGTACTAAAGTTGATGTACCTATAGTATTAGAATCTCTCTCATCACAGGATACTTATGAGGGTGACTTTGAAACAAGAAGAGCTTTGATATGGAATCTAGGTTTTAGAATGAAGGCATACCTATATGGCCCTATAAGAGAGAGTGGAATGATCAGAACAGCAAACGTCGGATTCACTGGACAGTATGCTAATGGTTCATACGCAAATACGCGTTCCACTGCGGTTAAGGTCAAACCAGGATTGCTTGCGAACGGTAGTCCAACAACAAATGCAGCAGCATCAGTCTCTGCGAATACTATAAATAGTACTGACGACTACGGTTATATAATAGATTTTGAGGATTACTTTGATGGCGGAACATAATGATAAGATAGCTGAGACTTTAGACTTAACTCCAATGGAACCAAAAACAGGGGAGGTAGTTAAAGTAGAACCAGTTAAAGACCAACAACAATTAGATACGGACTTTCAATATGCAAGAGAGAATTTGTATAATATAATTGAAAGAGGAACAGATGCGCTAAATGGCATAGTCGATTTAGCTAACCAATCACAGCACCCAAGATCATTTGAAGTAGTAGCAGATTTAGTAAGAACACTATCTGGTGCTAACAAAGACCTTCTCGATATCCAGAAGAAAATGAAAGACATGGACCCAGAAGCAAACGGTCCAAAGAAGGTAGAAAATAATTTATTCATAGGTTCCACTAAAGACTTAACAGATCTTTTAGATGGTGGAGCCAGAACCATACCAAAAAATAAAAAGAAAATAATACCGAGAAAAAATGGCTGATCATTACTTAGGCAATCCTAAATTAAAGAAAGCTAATATACATATTGACTTCTCACAAGAAGAGATTCAAGAAGTTGTTAAGTGTTCTAAAGATATCATTTACTTCTGTGAGAAGTATTTGAAGATCATTAATATTGATGAGGGCTTAATGCCTTTTGAGCCATATGAATATCAGAAAGAGATAATGCATGAGGTTAATGCTAACAGATTTGTTATCTGTAAGATGCCTCGTCAGACTGGTAAAACAACTACAATGGTAGCATTAATGCTACATTATGCTTTATATAATCCAGACTTTAATATTGCAATACTAGCTAACAAAGCTGCAACAGCTAGAGAAATTTTAGGAAGATTACAATTAGCATATGAAAACTTGCCCTGGTTTTTACAACAAGGTATAGTAGAATGGAACAAAGGTAATATTGTTTTGGAGAATGGATCCAAAATATTTGCATCATCTACATCAGCATCTGCAATTAGGGGTATGTCTATTAACTTAGTATACCTAGATGAGTTTGCATTCGTTCCATCAACAGTACAAGAAGAATTTTTTAACTCTGTATATCCTACAATATCATCTGGTAGTACATCAAGAGTATTGATTACATCTACGCCAAATGGTATGAATATGTTTTATAAACTATGGCATGATGCAGAGAAAGGTTATAATGATTATGCAACAGTTAGTGTTAACTGGTGGGATGTTCCTGGTCGTGATGAAGAGTGGAAAGAACAAACTATTAGGAATACATCAGAGAAACAATTTGCAGTTGAGTTCGAATGTGAATTCTTAGGATCATCAAGTACATTAATAGATGCACATAAGCTAAGGAATTTAGTATTTAAAAATCCTATGCAACATAACGAACAATTAAAAATATTTGAACAGCCACAACCAGAACACATTTATTGTATCACAGCTGATACAAGTAGAGGTGTAGGAAATGACTACAGTGCATTTACGGTTATAGATGCAACAGAGGTCCCTTATCAGGTTGTTGCAACATATAGAAGTAATACAATTGCACCAGTATTATATCCTAAAGCGATATACAATGCTGCAAGAGCGTACAATAACGCACACGTATTAATAGAAATAAATGATATAGGTCAACAAGTTGCTGACATACTACATCACGATATGGAGTATGAATCAATAATATCTGCACAGTGGAAAGGTCGTGCTGGTCAGATAGTTGGCGGTGGTTTCGGTGGAGGCGATAGTACTTTAGGTATTAGAACAACACCTAGTCTGAAAAGAATAGGATGTTCAATGTTGAAGACTATTGTAGAAAATGATAGAATAATAATTAACGACTTTGATATTTTGTCAGAACTAACAACTTTTGTTGCTAATAAGAGAGGAACAAACTTTGAAGCAGAGCAAGGTCAGAATGATGATCTAGCTATGTGTTTAGTGTTTTTTGCTTGGTTAACTAATCAAGATTATTTCAAAGAACTAACTGACATAGATATAAGAAAGAACTTATACGAATTGAATCAACAGGCCTTGGAAGATCAGTTAACACCGTTCGGTATTATTGAGGACGGAAATACTAATGACACATGGCAAGAAGATGACGAATTTAAAGGTGGACAACGGGTTGCTGTAGAAGGCTGGGATTACGAGAGTGAATCACTCTTCTAGTATCAAGTTTTATAAATATAACAGAGCTTTATAATCTACCAATAGAAAAGGAGAATTGAAATGGCATTTCAGGTCAGTCCAGGCGTTAATGTATCAGAAATCGATCTGAGTACAGTTGTACCAGCGGTTTCTACTACAGAAGGTGCCTTAGCAGGGGTTTTTAAATGGGGACCTGTTGACGAGCGTATCTTAATTGATAGCGAGGAAACATTAGTCAACCGTTTTCATAAACCCGACGGGGATATCAACCCGGAAACATTCTTTACTGCAGCTAGTTTTCTAGCTTACGGTAATAAACTCTATGTCAACAGAGTAATTAGCTCTGCATGCAAGAACGCAGTTTCTAACGGTAGTTCAGCAGCAGTATTAGTTAAGAACGCTGATTTCATAGACGACGTCTCTATAACAAGTAACGATCACTTTATAGCTAGATATCCAGGTGCGCTTGGAAACAGCTTACAAGTTTCAGTATGTAAGTCAGCAAATGACTACCTAGAAAGTTCAACTGGTACACTTACCATAACTTCAGGTAACAACATTGCAACTACTTCACAGAACGAAACTGTATCAGGTGGTACTTCTCTTGTTAATATAGGCGACAAAATTAAATTTGGAAACTCTACAGTAGGTGTATCTTACTTAGAGGTCACTGCTGCGAATAGCACAACAATGACTTTCAAATCAAATTATACAGGTGCAACCAATTTAAGTACAGTAGCTTTTGATAGGTATTGGAAATATTGGGATCAAGTAAGAGCAGCCCCTGGAACCTCAGCATATGTCACAGACATGGGCGGAGTTGGTGATGAGATTCACGTAGTCGTTGCAGACGAAGACGGAGACATCACTGGAACTAAAGGACAAATATTAGAAGTATACGAAGGTGTATCGAGAGCAACTGATGCTAAAACAGAATCTGGAGAAGATAATTTCTGGTGTAATGTTATTAAAAATCAGTCAGCTTATATTTGGGCCAAAGGTGCAACCAATCTAGCAGCTAGTACAACTGCAGCTACATCAACAGCACTAACTACAGACAACGCAACTTACGATTCACTTAAATTAGGTGTCGACTCTGCGGCAGAAGGAAGTATGTCTTTAGCTGATATTTCAGCAGGATATGATTTCTTTAAGTCAGCAGAAGATGTAGACATCAGCTTAATCCTTCAAGGTAAAGCATTAGGTGGAACAGCAGATTCAGGCGTAGCAAAATACATTATCGATAACATTTGCGAAAGCAGAAAAGATTGTGTACTATTTGCTTCACCAGCTAAAGCTGATGTTGTTAGCAACATAGGCGGAGAAAGAGACGCAATTATAGCATTCAGGAATGCTTTAACAAATTCATCTTACGCAATATGTGATTCTGGCTACAAATATGCATACGACAAATATAACGACGTATACAGATATGTTCCATTAAACGGAGACATTGCAGGACTAGCAGTGAGATCTGATGAACTAAGAGACGCATGGTTCTCTCCAGCAGGATACAATAGAGGTGGACTCAAGAACGTAGTCAAACTTCCTTACAATCCTAAGAAAGCTGATAGAGACATTTTATATCAAAACGATATAAACCCAGTTGTTACATTCCCTGGACAAGGTACAATCTTGTTTGGTGACAAAACATTACTTGGCAAACCTAGCGCATTCGATAGATTGAATGTACGAAGACTATTCATAGTACTCGAGAAAGCAATATCTACCGCAGCTAAATTCACATTGTTTGAATTTAACGACAGCTTCACTAGAAGTCAATTCAAGAACTTGGTTGAACCATTCTTGAGAGACATCCAAGGAAGAAGAGGTATTCAAGACTTTAAAGTAGTTTGTGACGATACAAACAACACTGGCGAAGTTATTGATAGAAATGAATTCATAGGAGACATCTACATTAAGCCATCACGAAGCATCAACTTCATTCAGTTGAATTTTGTTGCAGTTAGAAGTGGTGTAGAATTCTCTGAGATTGTTGGACAGTTTTAATAAATAGGAATAGGAGAACAAAATGGCTTTTAACATTAATGAAATTAGGTCACAGTTAGCCCTTGGTGGTGCTAGACCGACTCTATTCCAAGTAAATATTACTAACCCTAGCAACTCAGCTGGAGACTTAAAGAGCCCTTTCTTAATAAGAGCTTCACAAGTACCAGCTTCGACTTTAGGATTTATTGAAGTACCATACTTCGGAAGAAAAGTTAAGATTGCAGGCGATAGAACATTTGCGGAATGGAACGTGACAGTAATCAACGACGAGGATTTTCTAATCAGAAACGCCATGGAAGAGTGGATGAATCAAATCAACTCACACCTTGGTAACATTAGAGGGTTTGGATCAGCAGCTGACTTATCATATAAGTCAAGTGCACAAGTCACACAGTTTAGTAAGACAGGCGTACCAATCCGTGAATACACATTCAACGGAATCTTCCCAGTTAATATAACTGAAATGGAAGTTGATTGGAACGCAACTGACGTACTACAAGAATTCCAGGTGACTTTCCAATACGATTGGTGGGAAGTTTCTGGTGGTTCTACAGGCAACGCAGGCGGAAATTAGGAATAAAGGCAACTTAACCGTTGCCTTTACCTTAATTTTAGGGGATAATACTATCTCCTATAAATATATTATGAGGTAAAGCATGGCCGAATTATTTGGATTCGAAATCAAACGAAAGGACACAGACGTAGATCTGGGTTCCTTTGTCCCCAAATCAGAAGACGACGGAGCAGTAGTAGTTGCCGAAGGTGGCGCCTATGGACAATACGTTGATCTTGAACACACATCAAAAACAGAAGGCGAACTCGTTACACGGTATAGGAATATGTCCATGCAACCTGAGTGCGAGAACGCTATTGATGATGTTGTCAATGAATCAATAGTTTACGATCCGGAGTCACACACAGTAGAGTTAGACTTAGACCAAGTTCAGGTCCCAGACAAGATCAAGAAAAACATTCAAGCAGAATTTGATTCTGTGAAAGATCTGTTAGATTTTGAACGACAGTCATATGAAATATTCAGACATTGGTATATCGACGGAAGATTATATTACCATGTAATTATAGATGAGGAGAATCCTGCAAACGGTATTCAAGAACTCAGATATATTGATCCTAGGAAGATCCGAAAGGTAAGGCAAGTTAAGAAAAAGAACAAAGGGACCGGACCTAATAGGATTCAATTACACCAAACAAAACAAGAGTATTACTTATTCAATGAAAAAGGATTTAAGGGTGGGCCAGGAGTTGTTAATCCCGCTCAAGGTACTACACAAGGCTTAAAGATAGCTAAAGATAGTATATTACATTGCACATCTGGTTTAATGAGTGAAGATAATAAAATGGTATTATCACACTTACACAAAGCAATTAAACCTTTAAACCAATTAAGAGTACTTGAAGATGCAACGGTTATATACAGAATATCCAGAGCACCAGAGAGAAGGATATTTTATATTGACGTTGGTAATCTACCAAAGGTAAAGGCTGAACAATACTTGAGAGACATGATGGCCAAGCACAAGAACAGACTTGTGTATGATGCTACAACAGGCGAACTTAGAGACGATCGAAAGTTTATGACCATGTTAGAGGATTATTGGCTACCAAGAAGAGAAGGCGGGAAGGGTACTGAGATAACGACTCTTCCAGCTGGACAAAATTTGGGAGAGATGGACGACGTCCTATACTTCCAAAAGAAACTATACCGAGCATTGAATGTTCCAGTTTCAAGATTAGAACCTGAAACAGGATTTGCTATCGGTAGAGCTTCAGAGATATCAAGAGACGAAATCAAATTCCAAAAGTTTATTGCTAGAATTAGATTAAAGTTTGCAAGAGTTTTTGAAGCTGCTTTAGAAAAACAATTAATTCTTAGAGGTGTAATCACAGCAGATGATTGGCCAATGCTAAGAAGAGAGATGAGATTTGATTTTGTTACCGATTCTCATTTCGCAGAGTTAAAAGAACTAGAAATCTTCAGAGAAAAACTAAGCGCAGTTAATGACGTTGATCCATACTTA